CAGACAGTGCCCCCCCCACCAAACAAAAGGGAACGACACAATGAAACTTTTAGAAGAACTAAAGGCTGAAGCTGACAGTGCTCGTAAGGCTGTTACTGCTGCGCATATTGCATGGAAGAACGCCCATGCGGCTGCGGCTACTGCGGCGTTATCTGATGCAGCTTATGCTAATTTTGCCACTTTTGCTGACGCGCAGGAGGCTAGGGCTGCGTATGATACTGCCCGGGCTACTGCGGAGGCTTATTCTGAGGCGGCTGCGTATGCTGGTCATGCTGCTGAGGTTTACCAAATTACCAAACTGAACTGAATAAAGCACAAGAGGAGAACGACAATGGCGCAAAAGTTAAACAAATCAAACCCCGCTACATGCGGCACACAGGAGAAGAACTATGAACATGCTAACATCAAAACTGCTCGCGATAAGTTCAGGTAACACAAGTGAGCCACTAGCAGATGCACCAACTCTTGCATCCTCCGCGATGCTCGTCGAGGTCAACATATCGCACTGGGCGGGCCGCAAGAAAGACAAGCGTGCGTCTATCGACGTTACCTACGCCAACCACGCCGCCAACGGCGTTGCGAGTGTGAACAAGAAACTGTTGACCAACTCCGACACGCTGCGAGCGATACAGACACACGTCACGGCTGTTCGGAATATGCACGTCAACATGACGATGCCGTGGTCGAACTCAGGTCTTCGCCTGTTACCCACCGCGCAATACTTCAAGTACAGCCAAGCCATGTCCGAGATGCAGAACGAGTTTGACCGTCTCACGTCTGACTTTCTAACTGCGTACAACGACGAGGTTGTGGACGTACAACTCAAGCTAGGGGACTTGTTCTCACGCGATGACTACCCCACAGTTGATACCCTAGCGCGTAAGTTTGCCTTCCGCACAAACTACATGCCACTACCAGACGCAGGTGATCCGCCACCACTCAGAAAGGAATACAAATGACCCTAGCCGTAACCCACTGCCCAAACTGTAAGGGCCGCGTTAAGCTGCAAGCCAAAGACTCAAGGCCGCACGAAGCCTATGGCTTCCCAACAATAAAGCGCAGGCGTGTCTGCCTAAAGTGTGACTTCAGGATAACCACAATCGAAATACCAATTTTAATCGGCGACGAAATCTTTAAGGAGGATGACGAATGACAACTAAATATGATGGAGGCCCTGCGTTTCCATACCCAGTCCACAATGATGAAGGAATGTCACTGCGAGACTATTTTGCGGGGCAGGCAATAGTAGGTGCGGCATCAGATTCTGAGAATGTCATCAATAGTTTCTCTGCAAAATACATTGTTAAGTTTGCATACGAAATAGCAGACCAAATGTTGGCGCAACGTGACTTTGTAGCGCCAATTGCCAAAGAAGGGGATGACGAATGATCATTAAGTCTTGGAAGTTTAAGGGCTTCACGTCAGACATCCCAGAGTGGGTGCAGCAAGAAACCAGCAAGCGATCTGGGCATCCAGACCTATGGGTCCACACACAGCGCGGTGAAGAGCCAGCAAAGAAAGGCCAGTGGATCTCAGTCAGCCTGCGTGGCCACCTCGATATCCATGACAAAAAACCAGAAGGGTGGGCAAAAGAAATGATGACAGGTGTGGCATTTACAGTCCTGATATTTGTAGTGGTTGTCATAATGCTCGCAATGTGATAATCAGAAACAATACTGCTAGGTAAACACAACGCCTGTAATTTACCTATAACTACCCCCGCTCGGCTAGGTTTCGCACTGCAACGGCGGGGGTTTCTTTTTTTAGCATTGTGACCTACATTCCCAAATGTACAGCTCACCACTGCAAGAAAGGTCAGTAAATGGCAAAAGCCAAAAGTAAAAACCCTGTCGGTAGACCCAAGTTTGAGGTCACTGAAGAAGTACTGGAAAACACCAAACGCTTCATGGCGCAAGGCTTAACCAAGGAACAATGCGCAGCTTCGCTGGGGATATCAGTCACAACTTTTTATCTTTATCAGGCAGACAATTCGGAGTTTTCGAATGCTATAAAAAGCGGACAGGCCGATGGCATCCAGCAAGTAACCAACGCACTCTATGAAAAGGCCACGATTGATCGGGATAACACTGCGATGATCTTCTTTCTCAAGAACCGCGCAGGCTGGGTGGATAAGACAGAAACAAAGGTTCACGAAGAAAAAACAATAACTCTCGACCTCACAAGGATTGGCATCAATGAACTCTCAGCAATTGAACGCGCTTTTGAGCAATCTCACGTTAGAGGAAGTTCGAGCGGAGAAATACCGCAGATCATTGAGGGAGTTTACGAAAGCCGCATGGCCGACGATTGAACCGGGCGTCGAGTTTAAAAACAATTGGCACATCGATGCAATCTCAGATCACCTGCAAGCCGTGGTCGAGGGCGACATCAAGCGCCTGATCATCAACGTGCCGCCGCGCCACATGAAGTCGCTGTCAGTGGCCGTCGTGCTGCCTGCATGGACGTGGGCCACGCAACCATCCAAGAAGTTCTTGTATGCGTCCTACGCGAGCTCCCTGTCGATCAGGGACAGCACCAAGTGCCGCAGGCTAGTCGATAGCCCGTGGTACAAAACTCACTACGGCGACAAGTTCCAACTCACGTCAGATCAAAACCAAAAGCAGCGTTTCGAGAACGACAAGACGGGATACCGCATCGCCACATCAGTTGGCGGTGCTTTGACTGGGGATGGCGGCGACATCATCTGCATTGATGACCCGCACAACAGCGTAGAGGCAGACAGCTCCAAGGTCCGTGAGGGTGTGTTAGATTGGTGGGATCAAGCCATGCAGACACGCCTCAACGATCCAAAGACAGGCGCATTTGTCATCATTATGCAGCGCCTGCATGAGCAAGACCTGACGGGCCACGTCCTAGCAAACCAGCTTGGCGACGAATGGGATCACCTGATGCTGCCTGCGAGATACGAAGTCGGACACCCAACCCCCATGAAATCCACGCTTGGCTTCACAGACCCGCGCACAAAAGAAGGTGAGCTGCTTTGGCCAAACAGGGTCGATGAACACACCCTGTCAACCCTAGAGCGCAGCCTTGGCTCCTACGCATCCGCTGGTCAGCTACAGCAGCGCCCCAGCCCAAAAGGTGGCGGTATACTCAAGTCATCATGGTGGGTTCCTTGGGAGAGCGAGGAGATGCCCAACAACATCGAATATGTCCTGCAATCATGGGACACAGCCTTCGAGGCCAAGGAAAGCTCCAGCTTCAGCGCCAGAACCACTTGGGGTGTCTTTCGCCATCAGGGCGCCATGTGCGCCATCGTGCTGGAGGCGTGGTATGACAAGGTCAGCTATCCAGATCTACGCAAGATTGCGCAGGAATCCTATGATCTTTGGCAGCCAGACGCAGTCCTGATTGAGAAGAAAGCGTCGGGCCAGTCGCTCCTGCAAGATCTGCGCATGGCTGGCGTACCTGTATTGGCATATTCACCTGACCGTGATAAGGAGGCTCGCGCCCATGCGTCGAGCGCGATGTTGGAAGACGGAAGAATTTTCTACCCAAGCAGCCGCAAATGGGCTAAAGATTTAATAGATATATGTGCTGCCTTCCCAGCGCATCCAAATGATGACGTAGTGGACACATGCACCCAAGCGTGGTTAAGATTACGAAAAGGCTGGTTTGTTGGGCATAGCGAAGACCCTGAAGAAGACGAAGCACCAGAAAAACAAAGGATGACGCTTTATGGCTGACCCAAATATTATCCCGTTTGCTGAAGGCGCTCCTGCCGATGATCTGATGATTGAAGAACTTGCTGATGGCAGTGGCGATGTCCTGATCGGAAATCCAGAGCTAGACTTCATGGATGAGCTGGATGACGCAGAGTTTGACCAAAATCTAGCAGAAGTCCTAGACGAAAAAGAGCTGGCCCGAAAGGCGCAGGAGCTTGTGTCGTTCTACGAGAATGACCGCGCAGCTCGCGCTGAGTGGGAAGAACGCTACAAGGATGGCCTCAAGACCCTAGACCCTGACGGCGGATTGGCCGAGGGTGAGGATGAGCGTGCCAGCCGTGGGCTGTCAGTCGTGGTACACCCGCTAATCGCTGAAGCCGCAACCCAATTTAATGCCAAGGCAATTGCCGAGCTGTATCCGTCAGGTGGCCCAGTCAAGTCGGTCATCATTGGTGCGCCAGATGAAAAGCTGGAAGACCAGTCGCGCCGCGTCCGCGAATACATGAACTACCAGATCACGCAGGAAATGCCCGAATACTTCCCCGATCTGGACCAGATGCTATTTCACCTCCCGCTGATCGGTCACACGTTCAAGAAGGTTTGGTGGGACGCCAACCTAGATCGGCAGTGCAGCCAGTTTGTTAAGGCCGAAGACTTCGTGGTGGCCCCAGAAAGCAAAGACCTATACACGTCACCCCGCTACACCCACGTCATCCGTATGCCGAAGAACGACTTCAATCGGTACGTCAAGAACGGCTACTACCTGCCAACCAAATACGCTGGCGGCGATGGGCTAGATCCGTCAGGCGATACGATTGGTGAGATTGAGGGCGTCGATCAGTACGATGACAGCAGTGATGACGTAATGACACTGCTGGAAATGCACGTCTACGACCTGTTTGACGGCATTGACGGCGAGGAAATGGATGACGGCGATGTCGATGACAACGCGGTCGCCATCCCATACGTCATCACAATCGACTATGAAAACCAGAACGTGGTGGCTGTCCGCCGCAACTGGAAGCAAGACGATGAGATGAAGAAGCGCCGCGACTGGTTTGTGAGCTATAAGTTCCTGCCCGGGCTTGGTTTCTATGGCTTCGGCCTGTACCACATGATCGGTGGCTTGGGTAAAGCCGCGACAGGATCGCTCCGCGCCCTCCTCGACAGTGCCGCATTCTCAAACATGCAGGGTGGCTTTAAGCTGCGTGGCCGCGTCGCTGGCGGCGACATGCAGATTAGCCCCGGGGAGTTTGTGGATCTCGACAGTACCGTCGATGACGTGAACAAGGCTATCATGCCGCTACCGTTCAAGGAGCCGTCAGGTTCCCTGTTCAGCCTGCTTGGCTTTATGGTCGATGCGGGCCAGCGTTTTGCCAGCACAGCCGACCTCAATATCGGTGACGTAAATCCAAATGCCCCAGTCGGATCGACTGTCGCCCTGATTGAGCAGGGATCGAAGGCGTTTAGTGCTATCCACAAGCGGCTACACTACGCGCAGGGCCAAGAGTTTAAACTCCTTGCAGGACTGAACGCTGAAAATCTCCCTGATGAGTTCAGTTTTTCGCAGGCGGGAGCTGCGGAGATTATCTATCGCTCCGACTTTGATGATCGTATTGACATTGTTCCAGTGTCAGACCCGAACATCTTCTCGACAGCCCAGCGCATCGCGCAGGCCCAAGCTGTCTTGGAAATGGCGCGATCAGCTCCGCAGCTCCACGACCTATACCAAGCGTACAAGCGAATGTATGAGGCGATCCGAATACCCAACATTGATGAAGTCCTCAAGAAGCCAGAAGACGCGGTTCAGATGGACCCAATCGATGAAAACATGAGCGTTCTATACGGCAAGTCAATCCGCGCTTTCCCAGAGCAAGATCATGACGCGCACATCGCAGTTCACATGCAGTTTCTGCAAGACCCATCGCTGGCGGGTAACCCCGGGGCGAAGGCGATGCAGCCTGTGCTGATTGCCCACATCGCAGAGCATATCGCGCTTCTGTATCGCCAGCGCATGGAGGCAAGCATCCAAATGGAGATGCCGCCAATGCCAAACTTCAAAGACCCAGACTTCAGGTTTGGTGAGGTCGATCCGCAGATGGATTTGCTGATCAGCCAACGCGCAGCGCAAGTCGTGGCGGCGGCTCCCCAGATGAAGCAGATTCAGGGGTTAGCGGGCATGGGTGGTCAACAGCAGGGCAATCCACTTCAGTATGCGCAGCAGCTCGCGCAGCTTGAGACGGAAGCACTCAAGGCTCGCACGACAGCCCAGCTTGAAGCGGATCAGGCCAAGGCCAAATCCAGCATCCAGATCAAGCAGGCTGAAGCGCGTCAAGACATGGAGATTGACGCGGCCAAGGCGCAGCAAGACATGCAGGCCAAGATCATGAAGCTGGAGGCTGAGTTGCAGCTAGAGCGTGAGAAGAATGCAGCTAAGATCCAGATGGAGATGATGGAAAATGTACCCCCCACAATATAATCTACCTCCAATAAACCCAGCGGCCTTTGGGGGCTTACCCCCGCAGGGTGGTCCGCAGGGCGGTCCTCCGCCCACGCAGGGTGGTCCGCAGGGCGGTCCACCAATGGATATGAACAAGTATCTGATCGACAAGGTCATGGAGATCAAGCGGCGCATGGGTGGGGGTGAACCCGGTGCGCTGGGCGCAATTACAGAGGCGATGATGCCTCAACCCCAACCCCAACCGCAATTGGGGCCGCAACAAGTGGGGATGGGATAGTGACTGGCGAGGGCTATCTGGGTCTTAATTTGCCTGTCTCTGGCACGCTTGGATTAAATGTAGGAAAAGCCGCAAGACTAGGCTATTCTGATTCAAATAGGTCTGACCCTACGCTCAGATTTAACTATATAAACTTTTAGACGGAGTTGGCATAATGTGTTTTGGAGGAGTTGGCGGTTCAGCGCCGGGCGGACCGGGCGGTGGGCCAGCTCAAGATCGGGATGGCGTGGAAGGTCTTAGCGGCCTCACGGGTTACAGCTACGACGCTGGAGAAATTGGCGGCACAGACAAAGCCAGCTATGGCGGCGGTTCGACCACTAGCGTGGCGAGGAGTGCCCCAACCAGATCGCAGCGTCCACAGATGCGTCCAGCCAATTTAAGAACCAACACGGCGCAATCTAGGACTGGGGGCGTGAACACTGCGCCTGCGTCTACGCCTGCGCAGAAAAACACTTTTAAGCAGAATCTAAATAACCTTGTTACCCCGTTTGATAATGTTAAGTACGCAAAAGGGGTAAACGTATTTGGTGCGTTACCAGATGATATTAGAGCCACCCCAAGAAGTTTTACCAATGAAGAACTCGCTAAGTTTACAACAAAAAACACAGCAAAAGAAAATCTTGCCAATTTTTTAACCCCATTCGACGGGGCCAGATACACGGCTGGAAACCTAATTGAAGAGGCAACTGGGAGATCCCTAACTGGCGGTGGGACAATTGCAAATAAGAGCGGTAAGCAAGGTTACATCTATGGTGTCGCGGACGATTTCACAAATAATGCCACGCTAGCCAGAGACAATATGTCCCAGCAAGATTACAACCAAGCGTTGGGTGAGTTTAATGTGCGGCAGTCACAGCTTGAGCAAAACATCACGCCATTTGGGTCATATCTTGCGTCTTTTTTACCGTATGCCATCCCTACGGTTGGCTCACTTGTTGGTGGCAAGATCGGCGAGAATATGCTTTCTAGCGGCATTGAGAGCAGGCGCGACATGATGGATAGACACCAAGCAGCCCTAGACAGAGGGGCCATACCAAGCATGGTTTCTGGCAATTACACTGGGTATACAGACACAGATGGCAGCTTTGTTTCCTACGATGACACATCAAGTAGAGACACCACCGACTCCCGTGGGGTAGACCCTGTGGTTGGCGGGGAATACGGCGCACTGGGTGTGGGCATGGATGGGGAACCCCCCGCCCCAGATGTATCTGGCCCTGTGGTCGTCATCGACACTGACCAAGATAGCGATGATCCTGATGAAATAATTTATGCAAGCCCGATGTACGAGGAGTTTCAATTTTCTGTTTTACCGGGATTACTAACGCAGACACCTGACATGACGCAGGAAGACATTGACGCCGCTTTTCGAATATACAGGGACGCCGAAAACGCGCTGTAGCAAATTAGTTGAAAACATCGTACACATAGAAAACATAGGAGGCTATAATGGCTGATCTCACACAAAACCCAGACTATCGACTGGTCATGACGTTTCTGAAAAACATTAACCCCGGTGACATGGATCAGGAATCCTCAGAGCAATTGATGATGATTGGTCAACGCATTCAAGCTGGCGGCGCACTTAGTGATCGTGAGCGAGAGATGTTACAGGCTGTCGTTGGTGCGATACCACAGATGCCAACAGATCCAAATATGGGCTGTCTCTTATACACATCTCCGAGCCCACGAGACGGACTCCTCTC